GGTTATCGCTCGCCACGGGAATATCTACGGCAGCAGGCCAGTAATGGGTTAAGTGATAACAGGTGTCTGGAAATATAGGGGCAAATCCACTCAGTATCTCGATAAGCGCAGAGAAATGATGCAGTGGTGGGCGGACTGGCTTGATGAAAAGGTGGAGTGATGGTTATTCTAAATAAAAATAATGCATTAATTTAGCCCTTACATTATCTGTAAGGGCTTTGCCTTAAAAATTAAAAAAACTCTTTTCCTGTTGTAAACATGCCTTCGGGAAGACGCGCACCGTTAACTGAAGAAAATATAGGACCATAATATTGCTTGTTATAGCTTTGTTGAAATGAAATATATCCACCACCATATCCGTTATCTGACATATTTACTTGAGAAAAATAACAATTAATTGTTGACGCATCAATAGCTCTAAACTGCTGCATGAATCCGCATTGGCCAACAACAACATCACCATCATCTTCTTTTCTTATTAAAATAGGAAGGTGAATCCAGTTAAAATTCCTTGCGCTCGTAGCCATATGTGTATACACGCGCTCGCAAATAATATCATCACCAGATGTTTTATTTATTGCATAATTTGTCACGTTTGCTCCATCGCCAAATATAGTTTCAGCAACATAGCTATATGTAGATGACGAAACTGTAAGCGTTGATGCTGTATGTAGTGTTACATGCCTTGATAAGAGCAATTTAGGAGCATAACCAGAATCAAGGTTATAGGATGCATTTTCTGTCCTCAACCTTTGAAGAAAATCACTATGACCACCATGGTATGTACCGAAGAACTTTCCAGTTGATAATTCTTTTGCAGCAAACTCTGTTGCTCCATTCCCACCGAAGTAATATGAAGGCTCCCCATTCACAAAAGGAGTTATTGTTGCTATAAAATTGTCATAATCTAGTAATTCACAACATCCAAGGCTAAAAACGTTTAGCCCAACGAGATTTGCAGGTTGAAGCGTTGTCTTATCTGTATTTTCAACTTTAAGATACCAAGTTCCTCCAAGTCCATTTATTTCAATATCAATAGGAAGTGGTGGCTGACCACCTGGTAATGTTTTTGTGTCAACGATCTTTTGCGTTATCCAGTCAGCGTTGTTTCTGCTTATTGATATTGTTACTGACTTACTTGATGCATTAGAGCATGCAAGTCTGACATGCGCTATGCTATTTGTTAACCTGTATGTTACATAAGCGTTTGTGGAAATTGAATAAACTTGAGGTGTGTTAAGGGTGAAATCACCTTGTTCTGTTTCCGCGTGTATAGCGTCATCTGTTTTAGAAAAGCCATACAATGTACTTATTTGAGATTCAGTAAATGAAGATAGGGAGACGCCAGTGTCACTTTTTGTATGTGGTGATAATTTTGCGATAACTGCATCACTTACCATATATACACTTCCAGGCCTAAAAGGTGATGCCCCGCCATAGTTATTCGAGTCTGATGGTGAAACCTCATTTGTTACTCTATGAGAAATATATTTTCCTTTCCCATGACATCTTTTACTTATAATATAAAAGTCATTAGAATTTTCATCTTTGACTATTGCTTTTATGTGTGTTGTTATTGTAGGTGATGTTGGGGGGATGATTGATGTCACAAAGTTAACATCTATAGATTTTCGCACATTAATAAATTCATCATCTATACTAGTAATTTTATCTTTTAACGTTCCATCTTCATATCCAATATTTTCAGTCCCATCAGGACCTGCGAGAGACTTTGATAGTTGATCCGGGTCATACTTCAGAACATTCGGAAAATAGAACTGCTGCGCACCATACGCATCATAAACAGCCATAGAGTGGCCTTGCACGGTTACAAACTTGGCAATCTGTCCGTTATATACCGGATATCCAGCAGCGTTAATGATGATTGGTTGCGAAACAGGAACGTGAGAACCGTCTTCATTTTCCACATAAACCTGAATCTGGTTTTCATGATTTACCGGGTCAGTGTCAATTTTACCGATATAAATTTTACCATTAGCTACGGCTTTAAAAGAACGAGCCATAGTGAAGAGTTGCGAAGGCATTCCTATAACCACATTTGGTGTTATATTAGTCATGTGTGCAATCCTATTAGACTTGTTTGATAAAGAAGATAATGGAGTTAATGCTACAAATGACGCTATTGATTTGAAAAATGATCTTCTATTCATATTAAACACACATTAATGCAGAAAATTTGCATTAATGTAAGCAAAAAGCGCAATCAACTCCATAGCAATTTAATTTTTAACTGTAATTTACATCTACATTACCATGACAACGCATCAGACTTAGCCCCCTGCGTCATAGCGTTAATGGCCTTTTGCGCCTGCTGCATGGCTTTCTCGAACACTGTTGATCCGCGTGGGGTGTTTGCCATTCGGAGCATTGCATTTCTGAATGGCTCGCTCTCATAGGCGCGAGTAAGAAGTCCGTAGCTTACTGCTGCGCCAGTTGTTGCAGGGTTCATTGCCGTCCCATACCCGATAATGAACGGGATGGTTTGCTGGCCTGTTGGTGTTGTTACAGCCGCTTTTGCAGCCTGCTGCGTTGATTGAAGGTAGTTTTTCAATCCTTTCAGATAAGCAGCATCCTGACCTTTAAATGTGATGCCAGTCTGGTTTTGCAGGATGTTAAGCTGTCGAAGGAACTGATCAGGTGAACCACCTGATTTCTCCATCGCCTTTCCAATGATGCCATTGCGCATTTGCGCCCTGCCAACACGACCAACTGAGTTATACAGCGTCTTAATTTCCGATTTGTTCTTGCTGAATAGCATGTTGTTGACAACTTCCGGCGTCAGATCGCCTTTCATGAGAACATTCTTCAGCCTGGTATTCTTTAGTTTCGCGGCTTCGTCAGCGTAGACGGCATTGGCCTGCTGATATTTACGGAGAGTATCGTTGCCAAGATTCTGACCAATGGCACCATTGATATCGTCGGTCATTGCCTTGTAAACGCGCTGAATGGCAGCATCGGAACGGTTTGGTAACACTGGTCGCTCACCCTTCACGTCCATTCTGAACTGGCTGCGCAGATCGCTTAATTGCTTCAAATCCAGATTTACCGGACCATCAGGACCAGCATTGCGAACAAGCTCATCACGATAGGACTGAAGTTTTGAAATGGTCTCGTTATCAGCAACCTTACCAAGCTTCTGCAGGTTAGATATTTCTGTATCAATCTGCTGAATTGCTCTTGCAGGCTGAATGTTTATTCCCGCCATAGCATTCTGAACCTGCTCCAGTCGATTTCCTGCAGCGCGACGAATTCCTGATGTTTTCGCTTTAAGGCTGTCAATAACAACCGCTGGATCATACTCACCGAATTTATCAGCAAATCTCTGAACCAACTGGCTTCTCGCTTCCTGTTGCGTTGCTCTCATTCCGCTTGTGCCAGCCAGGGGGATATTTTCTGCTGTCGTTTGCGCCATTTTTCCGACGCGGGAAGTAGGCTGTAACAGGTCTGTGGTGTGCAGAGGCACTCCTTCACGCTCTGCAAATCTGATAGCTTGCTGCGCTTCTGGTGCAATAGCACCACGAACGCCACGATAAGCAGCGCCTAATCCACGTCCGGCAGCGTTAATAGCGCCGCCAGCCAGAAAGCCAATGCCTAAATCGGTAGCGAGTGCTTCCGCATCATCTTTCGCACTATTTGCAGCAAGTGACCCGACTGCGTTTTCAGCGAGAAGGCGAGTTGCACCCTGAGCGATTCTACCAGCGAGTGTTGGTGCCTGTGTTGCCGCTCTCTCAATGCCAGCAGGAGTGAGGTAAGGCAATGCCTCAGCAAATACCCTGCCCTCTGTAGTTTGTGGAGTCAGCGCGCCTTGCTGAAGGCCAAAGTCCTGCTCTAATCCCTGCGTTGTTACTCGTGGCGCTGGGTGATATGTCCCATCGCCAATTCCGAGTTTACCGCCAGCCCAAGCCGCCGCGCTTGTTACAGCATCGGCAACTGATGCAGGTATGTTTGCCACGTTCACGCCAGCCTGCACCAGTCCGCGACCAGTTTCTTTCACGGCTTCACCAAGATCCGACATAAATCCACTTTGCTGTGGTTGTTGCTGTGATACTGGTTGTTGTGTCTCCACTGGCTGCACAGATGGCAATGGATAGGCAGCATAGAAAGCTTTCTTAGCCTGCTCTGCATTTTCTCCGGCTTGCGGGGCAACGACTTCATTGAAGTATTGCTCCTGAGCCTGCGCTTTTTGTTCTGGTGCTAACGCCTGATACTGTGGAGAGGCGATAACATCTTTCCATGCTTTAGCCATTAATCACCCCATAGCGAAGAAAAGTTACTGCCAGTAGTAGATTGTTGCCCTGGCATATTCTGCACCGGCTCCTGATAATCAAACTGTTTTTTAACAGTGCTCAACTTGCTTTCAAGCTGATTTCTAATCTTTCCGATAGAGTCACGAAAAGCCTTTTCACTCATTTTGGGGCTTAGGGCACCAACCGCATCGGATAATTTTTTACCCTCTGCATCTGAAAGAGCGCCCATACCCTTCAGGGACTGCACCATAGGAAGGAATGTTTGAGCTTTAAAGGTGTCGAGCCTTGCTTCAAAGTTAGCCGCATCAGAGCCGGGAACTGTCGGAAACGCTGAGCGAATTCCTACTGCTTTTGAAAGGCCGGGGCTTTGCTCTATCTCGTTGAGAGAATCAAGCGCGGTGCTGAACGTATCAACTGCACCCTGAGCGGCGGCCTGCCTGTCCGCGCGGGCTATGTCAGCCTTTTGCCGAACATCTGCCTGTTTCTGTTTTAGCTCTTCAAGCTTTAACTGATTGCTTTCTCTGGCTATCTGTCTGTCCAGAGCCTTTTCTTGTAATTCTGCTCTTTGTATTTCTCGGGAAAGAGCAGCATTCTGTGCGCTGATGTTCTGTCCACGTATCTGGATGTCCTGACCTCGAGCTGTTAGTGCTTCTCCTGCCTGATTGCTGCGGATTGTCTCTGCCAGCCTGCCTCGGTCAATCTCACGACCAGCCATCTTGTCCTGAACATTGAAGTAATCAATCGGACCAAGAGCAGCCATTCCAAGGTGATCAACAAACTCACCAAATCCTGAAGGATTCTGCTGATTGAACCGCCCCGGGAATCCTGGAGACTAAACTTCCTGAGAAAGAGGTAAACAGGATGACTAAAAATACTCGTTTTTCCCCCGAAGTCCGTCAACGGGCAGTCCGTATGGTTCTGGAAAGTCAGAGCGAATATGACTCACAATGGGCGACAATTTGTTCCATTGCTCCAAAGATTGGCTGTACGCCGGAGACTCTGCGTGTCTGGGTTCGCCAGCATGAGCGGGATACCGGGGGCGGTGATGGAGGGCTCACCACCGCTGAACGTCAGCGTCTGAAAGAGCTGGAACGTGAAAATCGTGAACTGCGCCGCAGTAACGATATCCTTCGCCAG